TTAATTAGTTTATTTTCCTGTATAATTTGCATTTTTTTAATAAAATCATCTATCAATTTTTTAGGAACACCTAAATTACTATTGATACTCAAACTAAGTTCAGGTTGAGGATTTTCTATGATATAATCTAAGACTTTAAATGTATTTTTATTAAGTAATGGCTCACCACCAGTTATTCTAAATATTTTAAGTTCTTTAATTAAATTGGGCCACCACTGCCAAAATGCTTCAATATATGGGTTATAATCCTTATTTGGTATAGGTATTCTATCAACTTTTTCCAACCAAGATTTATCGTTGTACACATAATTTTCTAGTTTATATCCGCCTAATTGAGTTACTTCTTCCATCCATTTGCTACTGATTTCTGGATTACAATAACTACATTTGAAATTGCAGGTACTACCAAAATTTACTTCCATTGAACTAGGATTTATATCAAAATCCCATGGTAATTGAGAAATTTCATCAGTATATGATTTGGCCCAACTATCAGAACTTTTGACTATTCTATCACTGTATACTTTTACATTACTATTTTTACTGCTATCTTCAACACGCCAACAATAGTCACATTCTTGAGGTCTCTCTCCTTCTAACATTAACTTTCTTTGCTGTTTTTTAAAATTGGTATTGTGTAAGGCTGTGGAATTTATTTTAATTTCTTCTACTGGAATTTTATGTGTTACAGGATGGTGACAACTATGTGTTCTGCCTGTATCTAAATGCACTGTAACCTGTTTCCATTTGGCCACACAAAAAGTAGAACTAACACTATCTAAATGTTCTAATGTTTTTTTATATTTTTGATTGATGTCATCATCTTCCATTTATTATGGCCTATTAAGTACGTAGTTAAATACGTGAAGTTATTTATAAACCTATGTACGACATAATCTTTATTTCAAATAATGAACCTAATTCAGATGAAAATTGGTCATTGATAACAAAGCGATTTCCATTAAGTAAGAGAATTAATGGAATAAAAGGCATACATAATGCACACATAACTGCCTCCAATAAGGCTTTAACTAAGATGTTTTGGGCGGTTGATGGAGATGCTAGGATATTAGAATCATTCAATTTTGACTATGAAGTCCCTGAATATGACTTAGATATAGTACATATTTTTCATAGTAGAAATCCTGTTAATCAACTAGAATATGGCTATGGCGCTGTAAAATTATTACCTAAAAAACTGACTCAAACCATGCCTACAAATACAATGGATATGACTTTAGGCATCAGCAGTAAAATTAAAATTATTGAACAAGTAAGTAATATTACTCATTTTAATGTGGATGAATTTAGTACTTGGCGCAGTGCCTTTCGTGAGTGTGTTAAACTTACTTTAAATGTTTTAAAAAAACGTGATAATGACGAAAGTCTGCGTAGATTAGATATATGGTGTGAAATAGGCTTGGATCAGCCGTTTGGTAAATATTGTATACAAGGTGCTAGAGAGGGCAAAAATTATGCTCTAGTTAACTTTGAAAATTTACAAGCACTTAAACTTATTAATGATTTTGAATGGCTTAAAGAACGATTTAAATGAAAAATATAATACCAATTTTTATAGGTTATGATCCACGTGAAGCAGTAGTGTTTCATGTTTGTGCCAACAGTATAATAAGACACAGTTCTATCCCAGTACAAATCATACCTTTAGCACTTAATCTTTTTCAAGATTATGAGGAAACACATACTGATGGTAGCAATGCTTTTATCTATAGTAGATTTTTAGTTCCATACTTGATGAACTTTACAGGATCTGCAATTTATATTGATGGTGATATGATTGTAAAAACTGATATAAATGAATTATGGAATCTTTCTAATAACTTTTACGACGTACAAGTTGTTAAACATAATTATAAAACTCGTATGCCTATCAAGTATTTAGGTGCTAAAAATGAAGATTACCCAAGAAAAAATTGGAGTAGTGTTATTCTATGGAACTGCCGTAGTCAAGATAACAGAATACTAACTCCAGAATATGTAATGAATTCTAAAGGAAGTCATTTACATAGATTCGAGTGGTTACAAGATGAACGTATAGGAGCATTGCCAATAGAATGGAATTGGCTACCAGATGAATTTGGTCCAAACTCTAAAGCAAAATTATTACATTATACTTTAGGTGCTCCTAGTTTTAAAGAATTCGCTGACACTGATATGGCAGAAGATTGGCATAAAGAACGTGACCTAACAATGCATTGCGATCAAAGAATATGAGAATAGCATGGTCAGGATTGGCTGACTCCAAATATTATCATTACATAGCAAAATATTGTTTACCCTCATGGAGAAAACTGCCTGGCGACAAGTATGTTATACATGATGCCAAAGATATTATAGATCCAAACTTTTCTGTTATTGACTGGCAACATGCCTATAACAAATACAATAGATTTAGTACATTTTGTAATAGAACCAAGCCCACAAACTTTTGGCGTAAGATGCAAAGTCAAATTTGGGCTCTGAAAAATTTAAGAAACTATGATTATGTGGTCTTAATGGACACAGATGTAGAAGTTTTTAATTTTAACAGTGAAGAATTTCAAACTATAGTAGATGGTATAAAAAATTCTAATGTAATTTGGGCTACTGGTGAAAGCCAAAAAAATAAACTGGACGCAGGACATATTGTAGTTAATATGAAGGATTCTAGACTGGATGAACTCATCTTTGACTACGAAAATATATGGGAAAGTGGTGATATTTTTAAATTACGTCGCTATTATGACGGAGAAGCAGTGGATAGCCTGATAACTACCAAATATCCTAGTTATAAAATCAAAAATACTGATCATGGTGGTGGATTGCATACATATACTTTAGGAACCGTCCATTATGGCAGTAAAATACCAAAAATTTTACGTGCCTTATGGGATGGAAACACTGATTTTCTAGTAGAACAGATGATTAGTGACAAACGTAGACTTTCAAGAGACCCTGATGACTTTGAAGAACTAAAGAAGCAATTAAATGAAAGAAATTAATGTACAAAACATAAAGATTAGCAATCAATCACCAATAACGGTTATTGCTGGCCCTTGTCAAATAGAAAATAGAGAACATGCCTATAGAATAGCAGCAGAATTATTAGATATTTGTCGTGATTTGAACATGAACTTGATTTTTAAGAGCAGTTTTGACAAAGCCAATAGATCAAGCATATATGGGAGACGTGGAGTTGGATTAAACTTTGGGTTAAACATACTTAATGAAATAAAAACACGATTAGGCGTGCCAGTACTCACAGATATCCATGAAAAAGACCATGCTCAGTTGGCCAAAGTTTATGAAATTGACGTAATACAAATTCCTGCGTTCCTTTGTCGTCAAACTGATCTACTAATAGCAGCAGGTGAAAGTGGACTGGCCATAAATGTTAAAAAAGGTCAATTTTTGGCACCACATGACATGAAAAATGTAGCAGAGAAGATATCCAGCACTGGAAATGAGCGCATAATGCTATGTGAAAGAGGATATACCCATGGATATAACAATTTGGTGGTGGACATGCGTAGTTTGCCTATTATGGCTAGGACTGAATACCCTATTGTGTATGATGCTACTCACTCCGTCCAGCAACCTGGAGGATTGGGAGCGAGTTCTGGCGGGGATCGCGGGATGGTGCCCTACCTTGCCCGAGCAGCAGTCGCCACCGGATGCTTAGCTGCTGTTTTTATTGAGTGTCATGATGACCCAGACCTTGCACCAAGCGATGGACCTAATATGATCAAGATGTCTGACATGCCTAAACTGTTGAAAGACCTAAAAAGTATAGATGAATTGGTGAAAAGTCAATGCGAGTAGGTATTTTTTATTCAAGCATATCAAATATACACAAGGCCTTACATAAACAGAACTTGATGGACAATTTTCGTCAAGGTGTTATGATGTGCGGGGATACAGTTGTTGATTATAAGAGTAGAATGCACTATATTAACAACTTAGATGCTGGATTTGTACTAGGATATACTTTAGAAAATACATATAGGAAAAAAATTATCGATTCACTAAAATTATTAAAGGCTAAAATAATTTTTGTAGACAGTAATATTTTTAGTTATGGTAGAGACCTGCACCAATACCATAGATACAGTGTAAACAGTGTATATCCAACAGATGGTGAATATTTTTTAGGTGATTATTCTAATAATAACAAAATTAAGGAAATTTTAACTTTTCATGG